CGCGATTTTTAACTAAAAATGCGGGGGGGGGGGGGGCCGTGTGATAATACTTGATAATGATCTGATTCCTGCTCTGCACTATGTATTCCAGATTTAAATTCTGCAGATATTCGAAACATTTCGTGCGTGTATTCCTTGCCAGAACTGAAACCGATTGAATGACTGAATAATGAAGTGGCAATTAATAACGAGGATAAAGCGCCCCATGTTAATAAATTTTTATGGTCTTGGCTCATGTAGCCATTTTTGATTTTTTCTTTTGCGTCTTGTCTAAGCAAGATCATTTGGTCGCTTGTCATCGGGAACTTTCCTCTAGTTTTTAATTATTTACCCTCCTCAAAGTGGGGCAAATTATACACATAACAAAATGAGTTTGTAAAAAGAATAGGTTTAAATAAACTATATCAATTTAATTAAACAGATGAACGAGGGATGTGACGTCTGCTGATGTTGCTTTTTTATTGCTTTGAATTGCTTTGTTGTAGAGGTATGTGACTAATTTGGATTGTTCTGCAAAGCCTAGATCATTGGCATTTTCTGCAACGATCTCAATGCATTGTTCAAGCACTTGATTGTTAATTTCATTTGGTGCTGTGCCTTTGATCAAATAATCTTCAGTTACGTCCAGAGCGTGTGCAAGCTTATTTAAGAATCTGGGGCGTTTAACTTTGCCATTTTCAACGTTTTGGATGTTCTGATAGTCAACGCCAACTTTTAACGCTAATTCCTCCAATGTCAAGTCCATCGCCACTCGCAGGTGTTTCGTTCGCTGGGCGATTGTTTCAAAATTCGTCATAATCCTATAAACTTGCATTTACAAAGAAAGTTTGTAAAATAACGGACATGGACAAAATTATAGCTTACTTTGGATCGAAAACAAAAATGGCAATCGCTCTCGATTGTCATTATCAATCGATTCAATACTGGGAAAAAAACGATCGCATTCCAGTTACACGTGCGATTCAAATTGAAAAAGTCACTGGCGGTGTTATTTCGCGTCAGTCTTTGCGCCCAGATATATTTCAATAGATTGTTTACACTTTTTATCACATTTCGGATTATACACAAATTAAATTTGCATTAATACATATATTAATCGGGGGGTTATATGCTAAAAACTTGCAACTCAAAATGCACACTTGCCAGATTCTGCGCAAGGCATGAGATCAACGCACCAGATCCCAGAGTGCGCAATCAACTATCGTCAAAGTACGAACCCTATTTGAAAGAAAAATGCTGTGGCTTTTTGGACATGAGAAAACCATCCATGACAACACAGCTGCATATCAAGCCAATGAGCGTGAATCTTGCCTGGCAGGGGAAACGCTATAAAACAAACGATTATCGTGATTATGAAGCCATTGTGTGTGCCTTGCTGCCACGTTTAACCATTCCCGATGGCAATCTATGCTTGACACTCGAATTTGGCTTAAATAAGCTGGCAGATATTGACAATCCATTGAAGCCATTTATTGACTGTTTGCAGAAGAAATACGGTTTTGATGATCGTTATATCTACGAGTTACGCGTCAAGAAAAAGGACGTCAAAAATGGTGATGGCTATATTCAATTTTCAATCGATTCAATCTAGGGGAAGCAATGCAAGATAAAGATTCATTTGTACTTTATAAGTCATTTTTTAAGCCGATCAAGGGCATGTCAGACGAGTCACTAGGCACGTTGATGAGGGCGTTGTTTGAGTACCAAATCGACGGCACAGTGACTGAAGATGAATCAATTTTGATGGCTTTTTCGTTCTTTGTGAACCAATTTGAGTTTGATAATAAGGCTTACAAAGCGCGCTGCCAAAAGAATAAAGAGAATGCAGACAAGCGATGGAATAAAAAGAATGGGAATGATGCGAGCGCATACGACCGCATGCAAGCGGATGCGAATGATGCCGATAAGATAAGAGAAGATAAGATAAGTAAAGATAAGATATATAAAAAAGAAAGTACCAAAGAAAAAATCGAAAGCTTTGAACCAAATCCAACATCTTTGGCTGTGATGAGTGAAATGGGTTTTGATTTATCACAATTACCATCCATGATCCAATCATTCAAGGATCAAATGATCAATCGATCAAAATCATTCAAGGACATTCAATCATGTTGGCGCAATTATCTGCGCAAGGGGTATGTCAAACCGATTGAAGATGCTCGTGCAGAATCATTTGGCAGCATACGCAAGACGATCACCGCACAGCAACCTAGTGGCAATATCATCAGCATGACCAATGATGAAATCAAACAAATGTTAATTGAGCAGCAAGCGGCAGGATGTACACTCAATTGATCGACTATCTTGAAGTTTCATCAGCGATCCTTGCTCGCTTGGAAATGGAATACAAATACGCTGCCGCCAAGACGGTCGATAAGCCGGAGATGATCAAATTCGTTGCTTCTCAGCTTGAGGGTTTATCCGATCATGAAGTGCTGGGATGGAAAGGCGGACTTGATATGATCGCAGCAGAGGGGCGACAACATCCACCAACAGTGCCAGAGATCCTTGCAGCTTTACGCAAGAACGGCATTGCCAACAGACCAAAGATCAAAAGAATTGCAGAGAAACAAATACCGTTCGAATCTGTCTGGGAATCTCATACCGATGAACAACATCTTGAAGATGTCAGAGCGTGGCTGGCTTACTGTCCACGAAAGATGCCAGATGTGATGCTTGCGTGGGTATTAAAGCAAGAAGAAAGCGTCAAGATTCAATTGCGCTTGATCAAGAAACGAGAGTTGACTAATTTATCAAAGGTGGTTGCATGAATGTATTAAGTTTATTTGACGGTATGAGTTGCGGTCAGTTGGCACTACAACGTGCAGGGTTTGAGGTTGATCGATACATGGCTTGCGAGATTGACAAGTACGGAATGCAAGTAACACGCAAGAACTTTCCGAACACAATCCAGATGGGTGACGTGTGTGCTTTAAGGGGTGAGAACTTGCCACCGATTGATTTATTGATGGGCGGTTCGCCTTGTCAAGGATTCAGTTTTGCGGGTAAACAACTAAACTTTGATGACCCACGTTCAGCATTATTCTTTGAGTTTGTTAGACTGCTTGAGGAAACTAAGCCTAAGTATTTTCTGCTTGAGAATGTACGCATGAAGCAAGAGTACCAAGACGTGATTAGTGAGCATTTAGGTGTTAAGCCGATCATGATTAATTCAGCACTTGTATCAGCACAAAATAGAGTGCGACTGTATTGGACAAATATACCTGGACTAGAACAGCCGGAAGATAAGCAGCTAGTGATGAAAGATATTTTAGAGGATGGTTTTGTTGATAGAGACAAATCACATTGTTTAGATGCTAACTACTTTAAAGGCGGTAATTTAAAGTCTTATTTTGAGAAACACCGCAGACAGTTGGTGTTTTCTAAAGATGGGCTGTGCCATGTTGGTGATGCTGATTTAAAAGGTAATGATTCAATTAAGCGGGTTTATCATCAAGACGGTAAATGTCCAACATTAACAACAATGGGCGACGGTCATAGAGAGCCAAAGGTTTTGATTGTGCCGGAAGCCACTAAAAAAGGCTATACAGAAATCCAAGACGGTGATTGTTTCGATGCAACATTTATAACATCAAAGACAAGGCGTGGTCGCAATATGAAAGACAAATCAAACTGTTTGACCGCTGCTAATTATGATTATATGAGGTATGAGCATCCAACCTATCGAAAACTAACACCATTGGAGTGCGAGCGCCTGCAAACCGTGCCTGATGGATATACCGAGGGAGTATCAAACACACAGCGTTACAAAATGTTAGGCAACTCTTTTACGGTTGATGTGATTGCTCATGTGTTGAAAAACATAAGAGCAGAGTTTGCAAGGATGGTGGCATGAATTTACACACGGTTGAACAATGCTTGCAGGTTAGCGAAGCAATAGGCAAATGGAACGATTATTTGCAGCATGCGATATTGAATGAGGATGCTCAAGATTGTGAAAACTGCTTGAATCAGATTGAACAGCTTTTGTTTCAGTTACAAATTGAGAAGAAAGAAAGGGGGCATTGATGATTTTAGCCATTGTAGCCATGATCATTGTGTTTTATGCGATGTTGTTATACATTTATCTGGGAGATTAATATATGGAATATTTAGGCGTTTTAATGGGTTTAACAGTTGGCTATTTTGGCAATCATTTGTGGCAGTGTTACCAAGGCGACAAATGCTTCACAAAGCGTCATCGAAAGCAATCACAGATCATGAAGATCAAAGAGCATTTGGAGTCTGGAAGGTCAATCACAAAAGAGATCGCATTCAAGCAATATAATATCAAGGCGTTGTCAACATACATCCACGATCTTCGAGCAATGGGCATGGATATTGTGACGACTAAAAGCGGTCGTTCGGGTATATACACGCTTAACAAATGAAGCTGATCCAAAGGGTTGAGATCAGAATCGGTGAACCGGTTGATCGTTTTCTTAATAGGAAAGCACAGCAAGGGGCAACGATAAGGCAGGCAGCAGGCACATTGGACGTGTCATACACCACATGCCGCACATGGGCTGTGCAGCACAATATCAAATTCAGAGGGCGTAACCCCTTTCATTATTGGAAATTATAAATGTTTAGTGTTAAAGGAAGCATGAAGCCGCTGATTAAAGGCTTATCAAGGCTAGAAAGGAAGCAGATACCATTCGCAACAGCAATGGCGATTAATAGCACATTGTTTGACATACGCAAGGCAGAGATGGCACAGACACACAAGAAGCTGGACAGACCAACGGATGCAACCGTTAAAGGCTTTAGAGTGAAGAAAGCAACCAAACAGACTCAGAGCGGTGAGGTCTTTATACCGCCGCATATATGGGCTTATATGAAGTATCAGGTCGAGGGTGGTGTCAGAGTAAAGAGAACGGGTGTGCCATATCAGAAGAATGCCAAGCTGAACAAATTCGGCAACATACCTGCAAGAAAGAAAGGATTGATCAAGAACAAGCATCAGTTTGTTGCAACGATCAATGGCATCACTGGTGTCTGGCAGCGTGGGCATGTATCAAAGAAAGGAAAATTTTCATCGGCAGGTAAGAGCAGAGCCACGAACGTCAAGTTGATGGTCGCTTATGAGAGTAACACAAACTACTCGAAACGATTCCCGTTCTATAAGATCGCAGATGGTGTGGCAAAGAATAGATTCGGCAAGAACTTCAAGCGTGAGATGGCAAGGGCAATGAGGTCAGCCAGATGATAAAAGGTACTCCTAGAGCGATTGTTGTGTGGGTGATTTCAATGTTCACTATTTTTTTAGAGATAGAAAAATGACAAAGGATTCAAAATTAGTGGATATGGCGAACCCAGATGCCGAAATTCAAGCAAGATATTTTGCATCAATGCTTGGGCTTTCCGTTGAAAGATTAAGCCAATTAATAAAATCTGACGTGATCCACAAAAATGCGCGAGGTCGTTACACAATCAACTGCGTCACTGAATATGTGGCTTGGATCAGAGCAAAAGCAATGAGCAGAAATTCGCAATCGTTGGTTGGTGATGCTAATGACGAGCGTGCGCGTCTATTGAAAGCGCAGGCAGATCACAAGGAAATTGAAGTTGATTCATTAAAAGGCAATGTGATTGATGCCGAGATTGTGCAGGAAGCATGGTCAATGATCGTCGCCAATTCAAAAGCAAAGCTGCTCGGCATCCCGTCAAAGACAGCACACAGATTGATCGCTTGCGATAACTACGCACAAGCTGAAGAATTATTGACAGAACAAATTGAAATCGCACTCTCGGAATTAGCAAATGGCAAAGTCACCAATCAAACGCGTTATCAGCAAGACGATGAAAGCGTGGAGTCCACCGCCTAGACTAACAGTCAGCGAATGGGCAGATCGTTATCGCAAACTATCACCAGAGTCATCAGCAGAAGCAGGGCAATGGAAAACTGATCGAGCGCCATATCAACAAGGCATCATGGATGCGTGCAATGATCGTGACATTGAAACGATTGTTGTCATGTCATCGGCGCAGGTAGGCAAGACAGAGATTCTGAACAATATAGTCGGGTATTACATCACGCAAGATCCATCACCGATCTTGATGTTGCAGCCAACTTTAGAGATGGCACAAACGTGGTCGAAAGACAGACTCGCGCCAATGCTAAGAGATACACCTGCGCTCAAGTCAAAAGTCAAAGATCCACGATCAAGGGATTCTGGCAACACTATGTTGCATAAGACATTCGCCGGTGGACACATCACCATGAGTGGTGCGAACTCGCCTGCGTCTTTGGCATCACGTCCGATCCGAATTGTTCTGGGTGATGAGGTTGATCGTTATCCCGTGTCTGCCGGATCAGAGGGTGATCCAGTATCACTAGCACGCAAAAGAACATCGACGTTCTGGAATCGAAAGGTCGTATTGACAAGCACGCCAACGATCAAAGGTATATCAAGAATTGAAATGGCGTATGAAGATTCTGACAAGCGCAGATACCATGTGCCATGTCCACATTGTGATGAACATCAACATCTCAAATGGGCGCAAGTATCATGGAAAGAAGATGAACCAGAATCAGCGATCTATGCGTGCGAGCATTGCGGCGGTGTGATCGAGGAAAAGCACAAGTACAAAATGCTGCTGCAAGGCAAATGGATCGCAGAGAATAAAACCAAAAAGACAGCAGGCTTTCATCTCAATGAATTGTATTCACCGTGGCGCACGTGGGCAGAGGTAGCAGAGGATTTCATCTTTGCCAAGAAGTCACCGGAAACACTCAAGACATGGGTCAACACTTCACTCGGTGAAACATGGGAAGATCAAGGTGAAACCGTTGACGATGGTGATCTCATTGTGCGTGCTGAAAACTATGGCATCGACTCCATTCCTGCCGAGGTGCTAATGCTCACAGCAGGGGTGGACGTTCAGCAAGATCGTCTGGAAATTCAGATTGTCGGCTGGGGTATTGACAACCATTCATGGGTGATTGATCACAAGATTCTGTGGGGTGATCCTGCCATGCAAGAAGTGTGGCACGAACTTGATCTTGTTCTGACTGATACTTTTGACGGCTTGAGAATCGCAGGTTGCTGTGTTGACTCTGGCTTCATGACTGATCAAGTGTATAAATTTACCAAGCCACGCCAAAGCCGACGCGTGTTCAGCATCAAAGGTGTCGCAGGCAGCGGCAAAGCGGTCGCATCTAAGCCGACACAAGCCGGACGAAACCGCACGATGTTATACACACTGGGTGTTGATACCATCAAAGATGCTGTGTATTCACGATTGAAGATCACATCGGGCAGTGGGCAGGTTCATTTCTCGACAGATCTTGAGCCGGAATTCTACGCACAATTGACAGCAGAGAAAGTCGTCGTCAAATACTTCAAAGGGTTTCCACGCAGAGAGTGGATCAAGACCAGAGATCGCAACGAAGCACTTGACTGCTATGGATATGCGTTCGCTGCTTATCATATATTGAACCCGGCAATTGAGAAGATCAAAGCAAGGGTTGAACAAGACGCACCGATCAAACCAAAAGAAGAAGAAGAAGCGATTGTTGAACCACCAATCAGTCGGCAGAAGCCAATGATCCGAAAGACAAGACGGGGTGGTGGTTTCGCACAGCGTTGGTGAATAATGTTTGCACTTTGACAACGTAAAAATTGTTACTAGTATAGATCCCAAATGAAGTAAAGCGTCTGCATTTTGGACGCTTAATCTGGGGATTAAATGGCAAACAAATTCAGCACAGATAACTATCGGACAAGTGAGCCAGAAGTTATCAACGCAGGGGATCGGGTTGCATGGAAGCGTTCCGATCTTGTTACAGACTATCCGCCAGCACAATATATTCTTTCATACGAATTCAAATCAGACCAATCAAATGACATCAGTGAAAATGTGATCGCAACCGGCAACCATGTTGTCGAGATCTCATCCACAGTGACGAACGGTTATACAGCCGACACATATCATTGGGCAGCATATATCACACGCTTATCAGACGATGAACGTGTCATGGTTGATTCTGGACGTTGGACGGTGAATCCTAATCTTGACGGCATGACCGGTGATCCTAGATCAAAGGTGCAATTGATCTTTGAATCAATAGAAGCCGTCATTGCTAATCGAGCAACTAAGGATCAAGAATCATATTCAATCGCTGGCAGATCATTGCAAAGAACACCGATCACTGACTTGATCGTACTGCGTGACAGATACAAAGCGCTGTGGGTTCAAGAACAAAGATCAGAACGCGCAAGCCAAGGTCTAGGGCATAGCGGCATTATCAAGGTTAGATTATGAACTTGACAAACTTATTCAAGAAACGAAAGAAAAGAAGCATCGCGCGCAGAGCATACGCCGGCGCAAAGGTGGACAGATTGACATCGAGTTGGGTTCAAACAAGTCAGTCGATCAATGAAGATATAAAGGCAGGCGGCAGAGTATTGCGCAGCCGAGCCAGAGATCTGTCATTGAATAATGATTACGCGATCAAATATTTATCTCTTATGACTGCCAATGTTGTTGGCGCACAGGGTATCACCTTGCAATGTAAAGCAAGAACGACCAAAGGAAAGCTAGATTCTAAAGCAAACAGAATCCTTGAACAACAATGGAAGTCATGGGGAAAAGCAAAGAACTGTTCATTTGATGGACAGATGGGATGGCTGGAAATGCAGCGCATCTTCATTGAAAGCGTGGCACGTGATGGCGAAGTCTTGATCAGATTGATTCGTGATGATTCATTGTTTGGGCTAAGGCTTCAAATGTTGGACATTAATCGACTCGATGAAACCTGCAATTTCGCGATGAAGAATGGCAACGTCGTGAACATGGGCATTGAGATGGATGAATTCTCAAAGCCGATCGCATACCATTTATTGACACACGCTTCATCAACGTATGCGCAAGGCGGCAGATCATTTGAACGTGTGCCGGCAGCAGACATCATTCATTCATTCAGACGCGAACGCCCAGAGCAGATCCGCGGTGCAACATGGATGGCTTCAGTCATGAGATCACTCAACATGCTTGACTCATTCTTTGAAGCTGAACTTGTAGCGTCTAGGATCTCAGCAAGCAAGATGGGTTTTTATACATCAGAAGCTGGTGATTCATACGTTGGCGAAGAAGATGATCAAGGGCATCTGGTATCAGAAGCAGAGCCGGGAATCTTTGAACAACTACCGGCAGGCACATCATTCCAAGCCTTTGATCCACAGCATCCAACATCAGCATTCAAGGACTTCACCAAAGGAATCATCAGAAGTGTTGCAGGTGGACTGGGCGTTTCTTATAACTCATTGTCCAGTGATCTTGAGGGTGTTTCATTTTCAAGCATACGATCTGGAACTTTAGAAGAACGTGATCAATACAGAATGGTGCAGTCATTCATGATCGATCATTTCATTTCGCGTGTCTATGACGAATGGTTGAAGATGGTATTGCTCAAAGGCAATGTCGCTTTCTCTTATGCGGACTATGACAAGTTGTCAGAGGTCAAATGGCAGCCGCGTGGTTGGGCTTGGGTTGATCCATCAAAAGATATTAAAGCATCCAAGGAAGCAATTCTTGCCGGTGTCAAAACAGCTTCGCAAGTCGCTGCCGAACAAGGGCAGGATCTTGAAGAAATATATGCGCAACTCGCGTATGAACAAGAACTTGCCAAAAAATACGGGCTTGTGCTTGATGTTAATAATGAGGTTATAGAAGATGAACAAAAATCAAATTAAGACTGGCGACTTAACTCGCCATTTTGAACTAGATCGCAGTGCGATCAATGAAGAAGCACGAACGGTTGCCTTGAGTTTTTCAAGCGAGTCACCAGTCGAGAGGTGGTTCGGGATGGAAGTGTTAGATCACTCG